AGAGTTGAGAAGATATATTGAACAACAAAAAGAAATAATCATCTATTATCAGAAAGCTGTAACGGATGAGTCAAAAGGAAAGGACGAATGATGGGAAAGTTTAATGGTAAATTGGTCGCAGAATTTACTCCACCCAAAAGTTGGGTTTTAGAAAAACAATTATCATTTGAAAGCGAAGAACTAAACGATACTGATGTTGCAATTTTGTCACAGTGTGGTGCAAGTGTAGTCGATACTGGTAAAGGTACAGGCAGAGTATCATGTGGTAAAGGTATGAAAACTGACCTTGCCTCTGTTCCAAGAGCAATTTGGGCATTTATTTCACCGTGGGATGTTGCAAGAGCAGCTGTAATCCACGATCATCTATATGCAAAACTTAGACATTTCTGGTGGCATGGTGGTGGTAAGGGAGATAAGAAAACATGGAAAAGAGCAAGGTATCTTTCAGATCGTGTATTCTTAGATGGTATGAAATCTGCTGAACCAGAGGTATCTAGTTTGAAAATCTATGCCTCGTATTATGCAGTAAGAATGTTTGGAAGATGGCCTGCCTCTGCAAAAGAGTAGTGTCAAAATTCATATTTTGGTTTATGTCAAATTTAAGTGACTGTCAAAAGATTGACAACTTATAAATAGTATGGAGAGGCGATTGTAAATGGCAGAGATTTCAGATAATACTAATGTAGCAATGCCCATTAGAAATATGGTGTCAATCATCATAGCAGTTGCAGTAGCAACTTGGGCTTATTTCGGTATCATAGAAAGACTAAATTCTATTGAAACGGAACAGACCTTGATGACATCTGATTTAGAAAAGAATACAGAGTTTCGTATTAAATGGCCTAGAGGTGATATGGGTTCTTTGCCTGCTGATGCAGAACAATTTATGTTAATTGAACATCTTGCTGGACAGTTGGAAAAACTTACACAAAATATAGAAACCGGCAAGGCACCTTATGATCAACAACAAAAACTAACTCTAGATTTTTATGAAACAAGAATTAAAAAACTAGAAGAAAATCTTGATAAATTAAAAGACAAGATTGGACAAACAAAATAGGAAGAAAGAGATGGAAATTTTCAGTGGATTTGTATTGATGATGTTCATGTCTGGTGATATAAAACCAACAGAGTTTACACCTAGAGAAACACTAGGTGAGTGTTTGAAAGTAAAAAGAATAATAAAAAGAAACCAAGGTGCAAATGGGCCTAGGTGGGTGTGTAAACAAGGTAAGTTACAAATGGAAAGAGTAGGTGATGACATACACCCAATTAAAATATTGGAGATTGAATAGTGTGGTTTTTCCTATTCAAAGCGATTGCTGGTGCAGTTATTGGTGATGCATCTGCCGAATGGTTTAAGAAAACTAAATTTGGATTATGGTTCTATGCTAAAGTAGAAAGAGTATATAATTGGGCAGCGAAACGATATGATATTAAGATAGCGACAGTTGAAGAGAAACAGATGAAAAAATTCCCCAATCTCACAAAGAGGTTAAATAGATTAGAGAGAGAATTAAATGAGCTTAGAAACAGAGGTTGAAATCTTAAAAAAAGAGATATCTGATATCAAACAAATACACTTTAGATTAGATACAGCAATTATCAAAATTTCAGATGTTTCTAATAGCATCAATCGTATGTTAGCAGTTCATGAAGAAAAGTTATCTAGACAAGAAGAATCACAAGAAGATTTGAATAGGACTATAGAAGCAAGAAGAAATGACTTTTCTGAACAGATACAACTTTTACATAAAAGAATATCTGATCAAAGTAAGGAAATGACAGATTTAATGTCCAAACAACACAATGAACAAACAGATAAAATTAATACACTAAGAACCGATATTACCGATAGAGTGGGCGTTTTAGAGAAATGGAGACATGTACTCATTGGTGGTTCTATTGTAGCAGGATTTGTCCTACACAAATTAATTACCTTAGATCTTTAAATAACACTTGACATTGCCTTGATTTTATAGTATAGTCATAACTATGTTTAATGAAATCAAATACGTCAATATTATATCTAGCCAATTATCACAGTTTAAAAAGAAGGGGGATTTTCTCTGGAATTTTAGATGTCCTTATTGTGGTGATTCTCAAAAATCAAAGATGAAAGCAAGAGGATTTATATTCCGTAAAGAACAAAATCTCATATATAAATGTCATAACTGTGGTGTAGGAAAAAGTTTAAAAAATTTCTTAGAATTTGTCGACCCAAAGATCCACAAAGACTATATACTAGAGACTTACAAAAAGACTCCAGACGATGAGTATGATATAGGTAAGTTTCAAAAACCAAGGTTTCTTAAAGATGGCCATCTTACGAAGCTAACAAAAGTCTCTTCACTGCGATTTGATCATCCAGTAAAGAAATGGGTAGATAGTCGAAAAATACCCACAAATAGACACTTTGAATTATTCTATGCTCCCAAGTTTTTTAAGTGGGTAAATAGTATAATTCCAAATAAATTTCCCTCATTAAAGGGAGATCACCCACGATTGGTCATTCCATTCTTGGATGAAAATAAAAATATGTTTGCTTTTCAAGGAAGAGCGTTTGGTGATGAACAACCTAAGTATATCACTATAAGTTTAGATGAAGAAAAGGATAATATATATGGACTTCAAAGACTACAAAAAGATAAATTAACTTATGTAGTAGAAGGCCCCATAGATAGTTTGTTCTTAAATAATTGTATTGCTGTTGCTGGTGCAGATTTTACAAAGTTGGATAAAGATAATAATATAATTATATTTGATAATGAAAGACGAGGCGTTGAGATACTAAAAAGAATTAGAAAAATAATCGATCTGGATTATAAAGTAGTTTTGTGGCCAGATAATGTACAAGAGAAAGATATAAATGATATGATACTGGCAGGAAGAACCAAAGAAGAAGTCACCGAAATAATTAACAATAACACTTATCAAGGTTTAAAAGCCAAGATCAAGTTTTCTCTATGGAGCAAACAAAATGTCTAAAACCTACCAAGGGATCAATATTGATCTATCAAGAGATAATAATTTATCAGACCAATCATCAAAACTATTACTAGATTACTATTGTAGAGATGATGAACCATCACCACAATATGCATTTGCAAGAGCGGCTGCATGTTATTCATTTGGGGATAAAAAACTTGCACAAAGAATTTATGATGCTGCTAGTAAAAACTGGTTTATGTATGCATCGCCAGTTTTATCAAATGCAGTATTACCAAAAGAAAAAATTAAAGCATTACCTATTTCATGTTTTTTGACATATGTTCCAGATAGTCTAGAAGGACTTATTGACCACACTGCTGAATTGAGATGGTTATCAGTAAAAGGTGGTGGGGTTGGTGGTCACTGGAATGCTATTCGTTCAGTATCAAATATTGCTCCAGGCCCAATTCCGTTTCTACACACAGTAGATGCTGATATGATTGCTTATCGTCAAGGTAAAACTAGGAAGGGTTCATATGCAGCTTATATGGATATCTCACATCCAGACATTGAAGAGTTTTTAAAGATTCGTATTCCAACTGGTGATGTCGGTAGAAAAGCATTAAATTTACATAATGCTGTAAATGTACCAGATGCATTTATGAAAGCAGTCGAAGGGGGATTGGGTTGGGATTTGATTGATCCAAATGAAAAGGTTGCAAGAAAAACTGTAGATGCAAGAAAGTTGTGGGAAGAGTTGTTAGAAACTAGGTTTAGAACTGGTGAACCATATATTAATTTTATTGATACTGCAAACAGATATATGCCTCAAACACAGAAGGATAAAGGTTTAAAAATACATGGTTCTAACTTATGTAATGAAATACATTTACCTACAAATGAAGAAAGAACTGCTGTGTGTTGTTTATCCTCTGTTAATTTAGAAACATACGATGAATGGAAAGATACAAATCTTATTCATGATTTGATTCGTTTTTTAGATAATGTGTTACAATTCTTTATTGATAACTGTCCAGATACTTTACCAAAAGCAAAGTATTCAGCAGAAATGGAAAGGTCTCTTGGTCTTGGAGCGATGGGTTTTCATTCGTATTTACAAAAGAATAACATTGCACTTGAAAGTGTAACAGCAAAAGAAATAAACATTAATATCTTTAAAGATATCAAAAGGAAAGCAATAGAGGAAACCGTGATATTGGGTGCTGAGAGGGGCACAGCTCCAGATATGGACGGCACTGGGAGGCGTAACGCTCACTTACTTGCGATTGCCCCCAATGCAAATTCTTCAATGATTGTAGGTACTTCTCCATCAATCGAACCAAATAAAGCAAATGCTTATACTCATAGAACTAGGGCTGGGTCTCATTTAATTAAAAATAGATTCTTAGAAGAAGAATTGAATAGACTAAATATGAACACTTCCGAAGTTTGGACTTCAATCGTTACAAACAATGGTAGTGTCCAACATTTGACGTTTTTATCAGATGAGTTAAAGAAAGTATATAAGACTGCTACAGAGTTGAGACAAGAGTTTGTAGTAGAACTTGCAGGCGATAGACAAAAGTTTTTGTGTCAAGGACAATCACTTAATCTATTTTTTCCTGCTGGTGCATCCAAGAAGTATATTCACCAAACCCATTTTAAAGCATGGAAAGATGAATGTAAAGGATTATATTATTTAAGAACAGAAACTACATCAAAAGCAGAAAAAGTTTCAGATAAAGTCGCACTGGATAAATTAAGAGATTATTCAGAATTAAAACAAGAAGAAGAAGAGTGTATTGCCTGTCAAGGTTAAATAAAAAGAGGAGAATATAAATGGATGTGCAGATTTATACAAGTCCAACATGTGGATATTGTGTCAACGCTAAAAACTGGTTCAACGAACATAATATTGAATATACAGAACACTGTATGGCAAATGATGATGAACGACTACAGTTTTATCAAAGAGTAAATAATACAGAAGAAAGATTAAATAAAAAAGAAGGTAACATTCAAAGTGTTCCACAGATTTTTGTTAATGGTTCTAGGATTGGTGGTTTTTCACAACTACTAGAAAAGTCTGATGAGATTCTAAAAATCCGTGGTGGAAGTCTTTTAGCATTTTCAGAAGCATATAAACCATTCTATTATCCGTGGGCAGTTGAAATGGTTACTAGACACGAAAAGGTGCATTGGATAGAAGATGAAGTAGATTTATCAGAAGATGTTTCAGATTGGAAAAGTAATAAGTTATCTGATTCAGAGAGAGATTATATTACAAACGTATTAAGATTATTTACTCAATCAGACGTTGCAGTTGGACAAAACTATTTTGACCAATTCTTACCTAAATTTAAGAATAATGAAATACGAAATATGCTTGGTTCTTTTGCATCAAGAGAAGGTATTCATCAAAGAGCGTATGCATTGTTAAACGAGACACTAGGTTTACCAGATAGTGACTTCCACGCTTTCTTGGAATATAAAGAGATGGCAGATAAAGTAGACTATATGATGGATTCAGATGTATCTACACACAAAGGTTTAGGACTTGCTCTTGCGAAATCTGTATTCAATGAGGGTGTATCATTATTTGCATCATTCATTATGTTATTGAACTTTCAAAGGTTCGGTAAGATGAAAGGTTGTGGTAAGATTGTTGAGTGGTCAGTAAGAGATGAATCAATGCATGTTGAGGGTATTGCAAAACTGTTTAGAGCATTTTGTTCAGAGAAACCTAAAATTGTTAATGATGAGTTTAAAAAAGAAATCTACAAAATGTCCGATAAAATAGTTGAACTAGAAGATAAGTTTGTAGATATGACATATGCACTAGGAGAACCAGAGGGGTTGAAAGCAGATGATGTAAAGACATATATAAGGTATATTGCCGATAGAAGGTTATTACAGTTAGGATTAAAAACAAACTTTAAAGTAAAAGAAAATCCTATACCTTGGTTGGAGTGGATTCTTAACGCTGCCGATCATACTAACTTTTTTGAAAACAGAGTTACCGAATATGAAGTCGCTGGTTTATCTGGTGATTGGAAAGATGCATATGAAACGAAGCATTAAATGATAAAAATAATAAACTGTGAAGAGTGTGAGGCTGATTTTAAAGTCTCACATTCTTTGAGCACTAGACATTACAAAATAGAGTTTTGTACCTTTTGTGGCGCAAGATTAGAGGAAGAACAACAAGACGAACTTGACTACGATGAAATGGATGATGAAGATGAGTGGAATTAATGTTATACACATTTGGGTGTAGTTACACAGTAGAACAAACTACTAGTTCAATCAGTGGAGACATATCTTGGCCCAAATGGCCTAAATTATTATCTCAACATTTAGGTTTGGATTATAAAAATTTTGGTGTCTCTGGTGCTGGTAATGACCAGATATTCTACCATGCTGTAAATGAGATAGTTCATAATCATAATGATATTGACACCGTAGCGATATTATGGTCTGCGATGTGGAGATTTTGGGTTTATGGTAAAAATTTTAATCCAGTTAACGTCCTTACTACTGATAGTTCTTGGTCAAAACTTTTGGACTATGAGGTTTATAAACATTTACTCAAAGAATTACAATATCCTAATCAAGCAACAAAGTTCCAAATAAATTGTTTTTTAAAAAATATAACTACCTTGCAAAAACTATGTGATGATTATAATATAAAATTATTGCAGTGGTGTGGCACTGGATTAGTGGAATATCGCACCGGCCAACCAAACATACCATTAATAGAACAGTTTTACGAGGAACTACAAAAACATAATATAGATGATACTCATATCATAGGTTGGCCTTTCGTAAGTGACCTTGGGGGTATGACTTTTTGGGATATAAATAAAGGTATGGTTATATCCGAAGAAGATAGTCATCCAAATGCAAAAGGACATGAATTGATAGCAAGGTATTTTTATGAAAACACAATCAGCGAAAGCTAAAGGTAGAAGATTACAACAATGGGTTCGTGACCAATTGATTGAGAAATTAGAGGTACATCCAGAGGATGTAGAATCCAGAAGTATGGGTGCTGGTGGTGAGGATTTGATTATGGCCCGTGCTGCTCGTGCAAAGTTTCCGTATTCAATAGAGTGTAAGAATCAAGAATCAGTTAACGTCTGGAAGGCTTTTGAACAGGCAAATGAAAACTCTGGTGATTATCAACCTATAGTTGTAATAAAACGTAACAAATCAAGGCCTCTGGTTCTAATAGATGCAGAATATTTTGTAGAATTACATAAAAAAACACTTGACAATGGTTAAAGTTTATGTTAATCTATAAATACAATAACAAACCAAGAGGTTAAATATGTTAAAAAAAGCAATAATAGGTGCGGCCATGGTGGCTGCAATATCAACGAGTGCCTATGGACAATCTATTCCACAAGGTGCTAAAATTATATCTGTTCAAGATATAGAAAAAACAATCATACAACAAGTACCATACCAAGTTACGGTATGTAGAGATGTCAAAGTTAATAACGGTGGCGTTATGAGTGGTACAACCAATGCTCTAAAAGGTAATGGTGATGCACTACTAGGTGCTATTATCGGTGGTATCATTGGTAATAAAGTTGGTGATGGTAATGATGTCGCTAAAGTATTAGGTGTTGTTATCGGTTCAAATATCGGTAGTAAAGAACAAGGTGAAGTTAGAAACGTCTGTTCAAATGTTACTAGATATAATGAGGTTCAAAAAACTTCATATTCACATTCAGTTCTAACATTTGAATATAACGGTACTATTCAATCAATCAACTTTACTAAGTAGGTATAGATGAGAAGAGATAATAGTAGAGGATGGAAACCTAGAAATAATTTCCAACGGAGAGAAGAACGTCCAAGAGAATTGGGTGGACTAACCGTAGTCGTTAGAAATAATGATGTAAACAAAGCTCTTAGAATCTTGAAAAAGAAAATGCTCAATGAGGGTATTATGAAAGAGATAAGAGATAGATCAGAGGGTTATAAGAAACCATCTGAAAAAAGAAGAATTGCCAAAAAAGCAGGAATCAAAAGATGGCAAAAGAAACAAAGAGAAATAGAGGAAAGGGAATAGTACCTTGGTAGACCAAAAAGAAAAGATGGCAAAAGTTCGTGCTGCTAAAAAACCAGCACAGAACAAATCAATTCACCCAAATGTCTTAGAGTTAGATGATGAGCATCCCTTAACAGCAAAAAACGTAAAGGATTGGATTAATTGGAACAAAGATAAATTACCAGAACTAAAACGTGCTGCTCGAATGAAAGAAAAGGGTTCTATTGCAAAACTTGCTGATATAGAAAGCTATATAAGAAACCTAAATGGTTATCTTAGAGGTGGACAATGGGTAGATGATTTCTATGGTAGAGAACAAGAGAGAAAAATCAAATGGGTGACGATAGTACCAAAGGGGTAGACGAAGATAAAATTGTTCAAGGGCCTAAAAAATGGTTTGATACATTTCAGAAACTTTCTAAAGCAAAACGAACTAAGATAAAGAAAGTTCAAGCTGATATGTTAATCATTGAGGGGCTCACGGAAAACATTGTTATTGAGTTTATAGAACATTTAAAAGAAGAGGGGTTCAATATTGAATCCCCACAAATGATGGGAGACATAAGATTTATTACCGAATGTGTGAAAGCAACTATTATGAGGGAAGTAGGATATAAACACCCACTAAGAGATGCAATTAATAAGTATGTAAAGGATACGGAACAGAATGATAATAATTGATATGAACCAAATTTGTTTGGCTTCAGTGATGATGTCTCAACAAATGTCAAATAGTAGTGAAGTAGATGATAAAATGATTCGTCACATGATACTAAACTCTATTAGATTATACAGAGGTATGTTCAATGAAAAGTATGGTGAAGTTGTCCTTACATACGACTCCAAACACTATTGGCGTAGAGATTACTTTGAACAGTATAAACACAATAGAAAGAAAGGTAGAGAGAAAGACAGTAAAGATTGGAATGCTATCTTTGAATGCCTTAATCAAATTAAATCAGAGTTTAAAGAAAACTTACCATACAAATTTATTGAAGTATATGGTGCAGAAGCAGATGATATAATCGCAACACTAGTGAAGAATTTTCAAGATGAAGAAATTATGATTGTAAGTGGAGACAAAGATTTTATTCAATTACAAACTCATACTAATGTTAAACAGTATAGTCCTATCTTGAAAAAGTATGTTAATGGAGAAGACCCAGAGACATATATAAAGCAACACATATTAAAGGGTGATGCAAGTGATGGTGTACCAAATGTGCTATCGCCAGATCACACTTTTGTGGAAGGGTTGCGACAAAGACCTTTAACAAAGAAAAAGATTGAAGCATGGGTTGATATGAATATAGATGATTTTGAAGAAGAAGTTAAAAGAAACTATATCCGAAATCAAAAGTTGATTGACTTAAAAATGATTCCAGAAAATCTTGAAAAAGATATTATGGTTGATTTTTGTGAAGCGCCGATTAATGATCGCTCCAAACTTTTTCCATATTTCACAGACAAACGGTTACGAGAATTAACAGAAAATATAGGAGAATTTTAAATGGCCGATGACATAACATTACTTTATCATGAGATTTTAGATAAAGTTCATAAAGCAAAAACTAAAAAAGAAAAAGTACATATTCTTAAAAAGTACAAAAGTGATGGATTAAAGATGGTTATCAAATCATCATTTGATCCTAAAATCGAGTGGGCAATTCCAGAGGGTGACGTTCCATTTGAAGTAAATGATGCGCCAGATGGTACAGAACATACTAGACTTGCTACAGAATCAAAAAAGTTGTGGCACTTCATCAAAGGTGCTGATAGACATATTACACAGAATAAAAGAGAGTATATGTATATTCAGTTGTTAGAAGGATTGTCTGCTGGAGAAGCAAGAGTACTAAATGGTGCTAAAGACAAAGCCTTGCACAGAATCTATAAAGGACTATCTGCTGATGTAGTAAAAGAGGCATTTGGTTGGAATGATGGTTTTATGATTCCAGATCCAAATGCTCCTAAAGAAACCTACGACAGACAAGGAAACCGAATCGTTGCAAGTGATTCGTATCCACAAGCGTCTGGCTCGGCTAACGGAGTAGGATAAAACGCTGTATTATCAAGGGTTTATTTTAGGGGTTGACAACGCCCTCTTTTCATGGTATAGTATATACATAATCAATGATGAGAGGAAATAAAATGAAAGTCAAAAATTACTATTGGGATTTAACAGAAAAATATCTCGACAAAATGGTTAACTATCTAAAAATGGGAACACCCATTTCAGTTTCAGATGCTGTTGCAATGACAATGGTTTCACAAAGAAAAGGTGATATCTGTTTAGATTTAATTGGATTTGATACCGATGTGGGATTAGAAGAACAACTAGAAGATTTTTACAGTGAGGTTCAAAATGGTTAAACTAAAAGTTGGTGATACAGTAATCGGTAAATTCGGTTATGCAAAAATTAAGAAAATTGAGTTATGTGAAAATGTTGGAGAAAAAGAGGGTATCTCTATTCCAGCAGTTTGGTCTAAATTAGTTGATCAGTGTGTATTCGATATGGACAATGGACATTTTGAATATGGATATGATTTAGACTATGTTAATTATTAGGAGTTTGTTAATGAAGATCGGTATATTTTTTGTAATCCTTGCTTGTATTGCACTAGTAGGATATATTGAAGACCCTTGCACTACGGAAGGTTTGATGCAAGGTTGTATGGATTAATGGTTTCTGATGTCCTCGCCTCTCATATCTCATCATCAAAAGAGGACAGCAGACGACACAATCAATATATGATGAGTATAATGTGATTAAGGTTGTGTCAGTAGGGGGGGAAATAATTGCCTCCCCTACACTTTTTATAATGACTAAATATTAGGTGATTAAATGTATAACTGTGTTACAGTAGAGGGTAGTACAAAGTCCAAGAGAAATCTTGTTAAGGAAGTTGCATACTTTTGTATAGAAGAAATGCTCCCAAGATTCAGAACTCTTGATGTAGAAATAAATCTCATAAAATTGAAAGAAGAAACAAATTGTGATGGACTTTGCTCTATTGGCAATTATAGAAATCATTTTGAAATTGATATTGAAAAAGGATTAGAAGGAGATGACCTAATAACTTGTGTCGCTCACGAAATGGTACATGTAATGCAATACGCTAAAGGAATGCTGAAAGATAAAAACTCAGCAGGATCAGAAGTATATTGGAGAGGGTACGATTACAGTAACTACGAATATAGTAGACAACCGTGGGAAAGACAGGCTTATAGGATGCAAGAGTCTCTTCTGATCAAATATAAAGAATGGAGTAAAAATGGTAACAGAAATACTTAGTGCTGCACTTATTTGTTTATCAGCCAATGTATATCACGAGGCAAAGAATCAATCAATAGATGGACAAATAGCAGTTGCAGAAGTTGTAATGAATAGAGTTGCAGATCCAAGATATCCTAATACTGTATGCGAAGTTGTAAAACAAGGCCCAGTTAGAGAATCTTGGAAAACAAGAAAAGACCCAACAATCCCTAAATACAAAAGAAAGTATTTTCCAGTAAAACACAGATGTCAGTTTAGTTGGTATTGTGACGGAAAAGGTGATGAGATAAAAGAACACAATGCATATGTGATCGCTACATGGGTTGCAAATGGTGTACTCAATGGGAAACTCAAACCTACCGTTAATGGGGCAACGCATTATCATGCAGATTATGTACTACCAGAATGGGCAGCTACAAAAACAAAAACCAAAGTGATACAAAATCACATATTCTATAGGTGGGAGAAGTAAATGGTTGAAACAATAATTGCATCAATGCTAGGTAGTTTTATGTATGATAATTTTGAATTTTTTAAAACAGCGAATAAACAATATGAACAAGGATATAGATGGGAAATGGATTATAAAACTAGAAATCCAAATGTACCAGCAATTCCTTTGATAAATGAAGTTACAGGCGAAGAAAAAGTTATATGGGTATTAAAAACAAAATAGTACTTGACAATTCTTCAATTGTATGATATGATTTATATAATTAAAATAGGTGATAACTATATAGTTAGGGGTATATGATGATGAGAATTATAATATGAGATATCAAATGCTTGACATTTGGATTGAGAGTCCTCAAGTCCTATTTTATATGAGGGCGATATGAATATATTTTACTTAGACAAAGATCCAGCAGTTAGTGCCTCTATGCATCTAGACAAACATGTTGTTAAGATGTGTACGGAGTATGCACAACTGTTATCTACAGCGCATAGATTGTTAGATGGTGAATTGTATATAGGTAGAACTAAAAATAATCATAAAATCAAAAGATGGAAATTACATGACGAAAGAGAAAATAATCTCTATAAAGCAGGTCATGTAAACCATCCCTCAGCAGTTTGGGCAAGAGTAAGTAGAAGTAATTATTATTACCTCTATTTTTTGTACATGGCTACACTTGCAGAATACACATATAGATATGGCAAAATACACGGTGCCAGTAAACCATCTCTTTGGTTGCAGAGAGCGCCGCATAACTTATGTGATAAGAAAGGTTTAACAGAGATGCCTCAATGTATGCCAGAGTACTGTAAGGTGCCAGGCAATCCTATTAAGGCTTATCATACCTACTATATACATGAGAAGAAAAGTTTTGCTACATGGAAAGGTAAAGTAAATGGAAGAAAACAACCAGAATGGTATATCTTCAGCTGAAATGTATCGGCTTGAGATTGCAGAATTAACAAAAGAAAAGTATACTTTACTTAAAAGAATAAAAGAATTAGTGGATGAAAACAATCTACTAAAATGGGATAACAACGAAGAAGAACATACAAGAAGGATGGACATCATAGGACAAAATGGAAACACTGGTGAACATTATGAGGTAGTGGATGAACAAAACAGAAATAAGTAATTTAAAAAGACACTTTTCAGATTTTTCTAATCCAGTGTTAAGAAACTTTTCTATGTATAGAAGTATCACTGGAGCGCCAGGCGTAAAGTATATAAATGAAAAAGTAAAACCAAATAGTGTTTTAGATGTTGGTTGTGGTGCAAATAAATTTAAAGAACATATCTCTGGGCTTACGGGCATTGATCTTTTAGAGTATCGTGACTTTGGACATTCCACTGGGCCTGACATTGTAGATAATGTTAGAAACTTTTATCTAAAAGAACATCCAAAGTTTGATATGATATACTGTGTGGGAACATTTAACTTTGGAACTATGGAAGATATGTATATGAACTTTGATATCTTTACTAAGATGGCACCAAGAATATTTGGACATGCAAGGCCAGGTGGGCCAGGCGATGAGAAAAGAGCTAAGAAAGCAGGATATCCATATTATCAATGGACATTTGATGAGGTTCATTTCTGGGCAAAAGAATTTAACATGGATGTTATAAACATAGAAGTAGAACATACAGATGTAAGTATGATGACAGATGAACATTTACAAATGTACTATGATGGTGTTACAAGTAATTTAGAGAAGGAGCCAGGCTACTTACAATTAGGTGTTAAAGCGCCAGAAGATTCTGTGGTAACTGACCCAAGATGTGACCCATTTAAACTCTCTGGAAATGTACAAGATGTTGTAGTGAATGAATGGAACAGAAGGCATAATCATGAATGGTATATTGAGGGTGAAACTAGAGTAAGACCAAGGATGCACTTTGAGATGGCACGATGAACGATTATGATTCCAGACTACATCAAAAAAGAAATATTAGTGGTGTAGAAATAGATGATGTTAGAGACAGATATACAAATCCAGTAGATTTTGATACTAGACAAAACCTACCAAAATACAGAACTCTCTCTGGTGAAAAGTTAGCAAATGAGATAGCGGCACATAAACCAGATTTAGTTATTGATCTGGGGTGTGGTGCTAACTATTTCAAACCGATTGTAAGAAATGTTATTGGTGTAGACCTTACACATTTACCACAAGTAGATTTACAAAGAGATGTAAATACTTTGCCTGATATCTTCAAACCTAATGTTGCAGACTTTGTATTTTGTTTCGGCCCATGGTCAGTTTATGAACTAGATGCGCCAGAGGATTGGGAATATAATAGAAGAGTTATTAAAGTAATAAAGTATCTACTAAAAAAAGATGGAACTGCTATATTACATGCAAATAGTAAGAGAACAATATGGAATGAAGAGAACATTACAATGTTGGGTAATGAGGTTGGTTTTAAAACACAGATAGATGGTATTGGTATTACGGATACAAGATTGATGACAAAAGATCATTGGAGAATACAACAACAAGTGCCAGAACATAGAGAAAG